AGTTGGTTGAACTTGGGGAGGAGCACTGACATGTGGTATTTCATCATCACTAATGAAACTTTTCAGGTGTTTGAGATTTTGCCTGACTGTGTGAAGCCTAGTGGCATGTTTCATGCAACTCTTTCGTTCCGTAGAGCGCTTGAGACTATTGTGGAGGTTTTATTGAGTAACGATTATGATATCAACATGGTTGCTAAAGGTTATTCCAAGAAAGGTCGCCCGTGCCGTAAATATACTGTTTCGATTGATGATGGCGACTGATAAATAATTAAAGCCCCTAGGTTCTAACCTAGGGGCTTTCTTATACCGCTAATCAGGCAAATACGAGATACCACATTGATTTGTCGGCGGGTGCGAGTGCTACGTATCGTGTTGCGCCTGAGCCGCCTGTGTAGTGTGCCCAAATGTATCCGTCTGCGATCACACCGCCTTCGGATAGGTTGACTGTCTGTCCGTAGTGATACTGGGCTACTACTTCTGCATTGACTGAGGGTGCAGAGCGTACGTTGAGTGTGTCAACGTTGACTTTGTAGGTGCGTGGAACGATGGTCACGTTATTGTTTGCCGGTGCTGGTGCTGGCGCTGGTGCGCTCGCTGAGTGCGGGTGGAAGTAGCCGATAATGCCGTTTTTGCTGATTGTCACGTATTCGGCCTTGTTCGGGTTTTGTGACATGGTTTCCAGTGTACCGTTGCCGTTGTCTCGAACGACAATTGCGACATGGTTCATGCCTGCGCCGTTCCAAAATGCCACGTCACCGTAAACCGGCGTATAGTCGGCACCCTCTCGATTGAACGTGTTTTGCAATGCGCGGGAGCGGTCATATCGTGCGGTGTAGACGCTTGCGGCGTATCCGTCTACGGTGTTGGTGTCGGCTGCTGGAATGCCGTATACGTTTCGCGCGTATGAACTCCATAGGTCCCAGCATTGCCCGCCGTATGCTCCGTCCATGTCGATGATTTTTCCGTTTACGTTGTTCATCCATTCAGAGATGTTCATGTTAGCTTTCCTTCTTGTGTTTGGGGGTATTGGTTTGTGCGAACACGCTCATGAATGGTGCGTCCGCTAGTTCGGGGTTGATGGCGGTAATGTTTTCAAGGATCGAGGTGAGTTCGATTAGGCTAATGCCGCCTACGGTGCATATGAATACGCTGACCGGCAATCCGAGATCTACGTGTAGGTTGATCATGTCCATAAAATAGGCGACTAGGGTGAGCATAAGGTAGGCGAACTTATGCCATAATCCTTGTCGCATTTTCTGGGAGCTGAGCGTATCATTTAAAATGGCTTTTGCAATGCCGGTCACGTAGTCCACAATGATAAAAAAGACTACCGCGAACACACACCATACGTCGGTTGCTGTCATTGTCATATATTATTCTCCTTATTTTCCTAACAGTTCACCTATGATCAGTCCAAAATCGGCCTTGACCTGTGAGTCATCAAACCTTATTTTACCTAGTCGGTAGCCGGTGGTGAGTCGTCTTATGATATCATCTGATTTTTTGACATACCATGTTTTTTCGTCAACATGATTGGGGTCTAACGTGTAGACGGGTCTAGTATTGTCTTTAGGGATACGTCGTGAAACATATTGTGAAACATGTCCATCACGTTCGGACACACTTACCCATATACCAAATCGAGCGTAATCGGTAGTGTCCAAAATATATGAGAGCTCGCCGTCACTCGGTATGGGAGCTAGCAACGTGTCCGATTCATCTCGGAACTTGTTTCTGATCGCATAATCCGCATAGTCGCCGTCATACTGTTCAAGGAATCTGCCGAACTTTGATTGTGCGACTTTGGCTGAGAATCCGCCATAGTCGGCCAATTCGAGACATACGAATCCACCGCAGTAGAGTTTGTATTGCTGTTGATTGGATTGCTGTGCGCCAATATCAAGCCGGTATTTCGTAAAATATGGATTAGCTTTTTGCACCGCGTTAGATAAAAATAGCACTTTTGTTCTATCCTGCCAACGGTCAACCGTGTTGTAAAATTCCGAGAATGAATTTACCTCATTGCTTAAAAAACGTAGGTTATCGGGGAAAATTTCGTCGAAGATAATCAAGTGCACTTTAGGGTAGGCCACTGATTTCAGCCCGCCCGCCTGTGACAATGCGACGAAATAACAGCATGTGCGCCAGTCCTTTTCATCCCATGACGCCTTATGTACTTGTCCTTTTTCACCATTCACACGAAATTCGTACGAGGGGAAGAACTCTTGAATGTCTTTGAAGAAGGTTTCCTTGCGGCGTTGTTCCACGTCCGTACGCCTAAGATAAATGAACTCGTGACCGTGCTTGATGTATTCTTTGATGCCGTATCGTTTGGCGGCGAACGTTTTGCCGAGTCCTCGTGCGCCGATAATGAAATTCCATGGGGCGTTTCGGGTGAGCAGATTATGCAGATCATAGTAATCATCTTCGGCTAATGTCCGCAATGCCATATATGCTCACCTCCATTATGAATAATGGGGAGTATGACGTCATGACCACCGTCATACTCCCCATTTATCTGTGGTACTAGTCGGCTCAAGGGAAGTCATCACATGCCGACATTTCTTATTATATCACACGTTTAGAATGCGGGCGGATTCGATTTTCCATCCCACACGCTAAGTAGAGAGTACGCCTGATTGTAGCGATTCGTGTACGGCTGGAATGGGTACGTGGCGAGAATATTGGCCTTGAGCTGGGCGAGGCTTGACGCCTTCGGCACCTTGAGCGCGTTCGCGGGGGACTGGTGGTATGCAGTGACCCACAGTATTTGCATTTTATCATCATCGTATTCCTGTGGATATCCGGCGTAATCTTCTGCAAACTGCTTGCGCTGCCCTTCATGGGATTCACCGCGTGCCGCCCATGACTGGAATGCGCTAGCTTCCGCTTGCGTGAGGTTTCTTGTAAAATCCCCTCCGCTCTCCATTAATGCGGCGATCTGCGGCGCGGCGGTTTTGAATGCCGCATAGCCGGTTGGGTCTGCCGCTTTCATGGCGTTCAACACTTGCAACCGTCTGCCGAAGCTCCATTGCGCAATGCCGATACCCTGCAAGTTGGCCGCTTCTACTGCATCCCAGCGCAAATTGGCTTCGACTGTGCCAATCACGTATAAGGCGTACGAGTTTTCTGGTGATGTCGAGCTTGACGGGTGCCCTTGTCCTTGCGAGCCGGACGGTTGCGACTGTGTCGCTTTTTCCGAAAAATTATTGGCGGTGGTCTTGTAAAAGATACGGGTTCGTGCTCCGCTGTTATCAGTCTCATGCAGATACAGGTTGTCGCCCTGCCAATGGATCCATGCCCCGCCCCGTTTCGTGCCTGGGGTCCCCTGATTGTTGTCACCGGTGGGATTATCCACGTCCGGCTTAGGCATGGTACGGGGATGTAAGTAGCCTAACAGTCCGTCGATCGGAAACCATTTGAGCGCGCTTGCGTCAGGATTTTGCGTAATCACGTAGACTCTGCCGTCTTTTACCGCATCCCCCGCGACTATGGCAACATGCGTGTATGGAGTGTGCGTGCCGTACCCCCATATTGCCACGTCACCGGCCACCGGCTGATATCCGCTTGCGGGAATTCGTTCGTACACCTGCTCGCACCGTGCGGATACCGGGTATGACGTGTACAAGCCTCCCGCATAGCCGGTAGGGGTGATGCAATCCTGAATGGACATGCCGTACATGTCCATGCTGTATTTTGCCCATAAGTCCCAGCATTGCGCGCCATACGCCCCGTCCATGTCCCAAAAACGGTTTTTCGTCTGGTCAATCCATTGCGCAAAAGTAATAGCCATATCACCATTATAGGCGATATGGCTATCATTTTAAGGCATTAGGATTATTACCACGCTACGGTAAAACCGCCACCCATCAGACCATTGGGGGAACCATGGGCACCGGTTGTGGTGTATGGTTGGATGCCGAACGTGCCACTCACGTGATCTTCAGACCCCAACACCTTAAACAGGGTGGCGTCGTTCGCGCCGTTGGATGCCATGAGCGCCCATGCGTCCGGCTCGTTGGTGGAATCTTTGTCGCGTTCGGCCCATTTCGGCAATGCGTTTTTAATGTCTATGAAATTAGCGGCGGTGACGTTGCTGGCGAGATGCCAGCCGAACGTGATGAGTCCGCCCGAAGCGTTGACGGTGAACAGTGCGAGCGTATTGGTTGAGTCCCTCCATGAATACGATTCGGTACGCCCCGTGTAATTGTGGTTGATGTAATCAAGCATGTAGCTTACGATTACGTTGGTTCCGTCCTCGTTCGGATGAATATCACCGGTCGGGAAATACGTGTTATTGCCTAAGTTCCATGTCCAGGCCCATGGCACCGCTTCCACGCCGACCTCTCGGGCAGCGGAAATACAGGATGCGGAATTGTACCGCCAATAATTTGATACTGGCTCCCAGTCCCATAGCATGGGTACTACAATGATTCGAGCGTTTGGGAACTCGCGTTTCACTCCCTCGTACAGGCTTACGGCGGCGGTATGCAACGCGCCCGAATATCCGTCGTTGGTGTTGCGGCTTCCTGCGATCACCACTAAGCCAACCTCGTTATGATTGTAGCTGGTGTCCGCTTTTGCGTTGTTGAGTTCGCTTTGAAAGGTGGCGTTTGGTGCGGTGTAGCCAGCTCCTGCGATACAGTAATTGTGCAGTACGCTATTTTCGCCCAGTCGGATATTGAGTACGGTCGGCCACTCTCGTGTCTTATCCGTATTCGTGCCGTACGAGTCTCCAAAAGTGACCAAGTGGCCGTTGGTCTGTGAGAGCGACTTGAGGATTCGGGCGATAGCGTCGTTAGCGCTGACAGCATCCGTACTTGCTTTATCCCACTTGGTCTTGTTGGCGGTGGCATGGCCGGTGGTGTCCGCGCCTAGCGCGGTGAGAATCGCCGTGTTGGAATTGGCTTTTTCAGTGGCGGTGGCGGCGTCTGCCAGTGCTTCGATAGCGTTCGTCCCCGCTTTATCCCATTTCGTCTTGTTGGCGGTGGCGTTACCGGTGGAATCTGCTCCGAGCGCGGCGAGAATGGCACTGTTATTGTCGGCCTTGCTTGCGGCGGTGGAAGCTGTAGCAGTGGCGGTGGTGGCGTCAGTACCGGCTTTATCCCACTTAGCTTTACTTGCGGTGGCGTTATCCACCGTGTTGTCCACAAGCAGTGCCTTCATGACCTCTTCATCGTGGGTTTCACGCGCTTCCACGCCCTCGATGCGATTCAGGTGCGTTCCGAGTGTGGAGTCAATGGTGTGCATGGAGCCGTTATAGCCGTCACGCAGGTCGGCGGGATCATTGTCGCCATAGAGATTTAATGCGTAGTTGTCTGTTTTGTCGTAGATGGTGCTCATTGGTTGGCTCCTTTGGTCTCTCGGATGAGGGTTTCCAGTTGGTGGATTTTTTGGTCTAGCGCCCTCATGGCCTCATTGTATCCGTCTCGCAGGTCCATGGGCGTACCGTCCGTATAAAGGGGTAGTGCGAGGTGTCGTGTCCTCTTGTATGCGTCATTGTACATTGTTGTTCGCTCTTTCTCGTGGGGTGACTCGCGGATCCGTATTGCCGAAAATCTCTCGATTGCCTAATACGGCCCATGTGATGCAATCGTGTTGCGCGGCCTGTGCTGTGGTCATGGTTGCCATCTGGCTAACTCGCGCACCGAATACGGCTAGTTCGCGGTACATGTCACGATTAGTGTTTTTCGAGTCCTCGTAGCGTCCGGTGGTCGGATTATAGGTGAGCGCTGAAGACTGATACTGGTCCACCTTTTTTGCGAGATCATCCAGTGCCGCATCGATTGAGGTTTGCCATACTGCGATCTCGGAGAGGACTTTGTTGATTGCCTCGATGTCGGCGTTTTCGTCTTTGGCGAGATTGTCAAGCTGTTCCCTGAGCTGGTCGAGATGTTCGGCCACCTCCTGCACGTATCCGAGCACTGTCAAGGTATCGCGGTACGAAAACGGCTGAACCGTCGTGAAATACCGCTGTCGCGGGTCGATATCCAATGGCGCGGCGCACATGTTGATTCCGTCCATAAAATCCTCCAATCTGTCTCAAGTCAAGTATACTCTAATGGCCCAAATTATAGGCGAGAGACGTGGAATACAATTGTGGGACGTTGGTCATATTATCCCCACTGCCCCACATGCCCATAAACAAGTCTTCCAAAGAGTTGATTACCATCATGTCAATGTTAAGCATGGTACTACGCCAGTCCAGCAACAGTTGGGATTGTGAACCGCTGGTGCCGAGCGTGTGCGACGTGCTGTTTCCCCTGTCCGAGGAGTGTGCGTAATCCGTGTTGCTGGTGCTGGTTGCGGTGGCCGTACTGTCCTGCTGGGTTGCCGTATGTGTGTTGCCCAATGAATCCGTCTGTGATGCGCTGGTGGCGAACTGCTTGAAATCTTCTATACGGGTCTGCGGAAACTCGCTGTTGAACGTCATGGACGAATTGTCGGCGGTAGTGTCGGACGCACTGGTTGCCGTGGATTCGTTCGACTGCGTGCCCGAAGATTTTCCCGAAGATTCATTCGTGCTGGTTGAGTCCATTTCCTGTCGGATGTCGGATGTTATGAACGGGTCGAACTTGCGTTGCGCAGACAAATAGAGCTGATTGTAATAGTCCATCTGCTCGCGCATGGTACGCCCCAAATAAAATATGAACATTTGCGGCGTTTCCGAACCGATTTCCCTTAGTGCGTAGTGTGCTACGATTTTATCGTTCAATTTCGCCCTATAGTTTTCGTCGAAAATCGGATAATATTGCGAGGATAAATGCAATTTTTCGTCCGTATCGAAGCCACGGTCTATCAGATTGCCGAGCGTCAAAGTGTAGTCGGCCATGCTGTCTTTGATGGCATACATGCTCAAGTCTTGCACCATTATTCTTCCTCCCTGTTGCCTTCCACATCCAATAGACCACCGGACGTGGTGTCGTTCCATTCGATGCCGATGGGATATCCCGAGTCGGCCATTTGCGGCCACAGTCGGTTGATCGTATCGCACGCCTGTTGACGTGATTTCAGGTAGCTCAGGCGGAACACGTTTGTACGCGAGTTTCCTGCCGTCACTTCCGATTCAAGCAACCGCTCCTTCTTCTCGGTGGCGCTGTTGTCGATACCCAAGTAGTTTACGAGTTCGTTCCATATCTGGGTTTTCGTGGTGATGATCTTGTCAGCAAGAAAAGGGGTGACGTTGGGGAATGTTTGGAACATGCCTGTAATGTCCGCCGAATCGTAGGCGTAAATATAGGGATCGCCGTCCTCACGAGCCTTCATCAAATTTTGCGCGGTCAATTTGTTGGTTTCGGACGTGGCGATAATCAGTGGAACGCTAATGTTGTCCAAATTCACGTCCAACGCGCGGTCTGCGATAGCCAATCGCGTGGCGTAATTCCACATAACGTCAATCATTGTGCAACGAAGCTGATTGTCCCAAATGGGTACGCATTCCTTGCTTCCGATCTGCGGGTGCGAGTAGCCGGTTGCGACGGGTTGAAAGCTGGTCGGATTGTTGTAATTGTTGACGCCGCCGATATTGCCGGACGTGACCATAAAACGGTTCACGCCCTTGCGTTTGTCGGGGAAAAAGAGAGCTAGGCCGTTTTCAAAAAGCGTCAATTCTAGATAACGTTCATCAATATATGGGGGTAGATTAATCCATTTAAAGCGACTTACCGCCAACATTTCGATCAATTTCATATACTGGTTGATTCGGAGACTCTGCCGCATTTCAGGCAGATTAAGATTGCCCCACATTGAGCCTAAAATGCTCTGATTGTCCCAGTGTGCGGCCTTGCGCGCGTTGTTGCGTTTACCCATGGTCACCGTCCTAAAAAATAATGGAGAGAGTTTAATATGCTCTCTCCATTATACCCTTTAGTATGCGATACCGGCTAGTGGCGTATTGTCCGCGTAATCGGTGACGCCGATCTTGTCGGGGTCAGTCCACACGGTCACGCCACTTTCAAAAATGCCCTTGACGGTCAGACGGTATTCTTCTGGGCACGTCGAACTACGCACATACAATTCATGCAGTTTCCAATAGGTAAAATTGCTCATTGCCATAAGATTTTCAGGAAGTTTCATGAACCGTTGCACATAGTAGCCGTACCTTAGCCATACTTCCCCGATGGTTTGCATGGCGGCCGGTGGAATCTGGCGGAAACGGACCATGACACCGATCAATCCGTTTGCAAGGTTGAAAGCGTCACCGCCCAAGGCGCCGGACGTGGTGGGCGGTACGGTCTGGGTCTGCTGCACCTGCGCGTTGATACCGGCGATCGTGTTCTCGTAATCCCCCTGTGCCGTCGCCTGCGCAAGCTGTTTGTTCATATCGGCAAACTGCATGGTCTGCTGGTTGGACAGATTGGTTTGCGCGAGACTGTAGGCGTTGGCCTGTGAGGTGCTGGCGTTGTTGGTGGTCTGCGTGTTCGCAAGCTGCTGATTGGCCGTACCCACGTTATTATTGTAGGTTTGCTGGTTCGTCCATGCGCCTATCGCGGTGCCCGCTATGGCACCGGCCACACCTCCGATATTGCCGGTGACGGCTGAACCGACCGCGTTCGCCACACCACTTCCGACCGTATTAAGCTGTGCCATTTGATTGTTGAATCCAAGATTCTTCAAGGTCAGGTCGGTACCCATCTGCGCAGACTGGTTGCTGATCGCGTTCATGGCGTTCCGGTTGGACGTGCCGAGCCGGTTTTGCGCACTTGCGTATTGGGTGCCGAGCTGGGCCTGCGCGTAAGCGTTGTTGATGCCCATTTGGGTTTTCTGATACCCCCAGTCAGCGCTTTGCTGGGCGTATTGGCGCGTGTACGCGCTGTTGGCGAGAGCGAGGGCACTACCGTTATTCACGGCCATGAATGTAGGGAAATTGGTGATACCAAAGGATGCGTTGAGCATTTCGCCCGTATCGATAGGCAAACCGAGTCCATTCGGCAATGGCTGACGTTCGCCCAAGTTTCCGGCATGGTAGCCGCGTGCGTAGAAGTTCAGGCGGGGGGATGGTGGCGCGTAATTCCATGACTCGCGGATAATCAGATCAGCGGAGGGGATCTGCTCAGGCTCATACGTGATCACGGTCCCGTTAAGGCATGAACATTCGATATAAGCATAGGGGGCGGTAAGGAACTTCTTCAAATACCTGTACCGTGCGGGGATCTGGAATGCGTCACGAAAATTCTTAATATCGATAATATCTTCATACCTATCGGAAGAATTTGCAACGTTACCCGTCAAAAGCCAGCATGACCCCGACCATTGCACATCCTGTCCGAACAGTTTCGGATTTTTGGCGGCATGATTTTCAAGCATTTTCGTTGGAATGGTCGGCACCATGTAAATCCCGCATATGCCTTGTGTAGCCCACGGTTTCGTAGACCCTGCCCCGAAAAATCTAAAAATATCGGACGTATTGTCCAAATAGTACAGTTCCGTACCGTTCATCTGGTTTTCAAACGTACTTCCGGTAGCGCTCTGAATAGTAGGGTTATCTTTACTCCCGGCGTCGGCTTCTAGCTTCACGGTGGTGGCAATGATAATGCCGTAGGAATATTCCGAGTTTGATTTAGCCCCCATTAATGGGTGCCATGACTCATTCGTGAGCACGGTGCATTTGCCGGTGTCGAGTCCTTCAGGCAGATCCAAATAGGTTTTACCCCAGTCCTTCCAAGCGTTTTCGTTCGCAACCCCCACATGTCCCCTTTCTACGTAGGCGTTGCCAAGCTGAATATCATGTTGGAAGCTCTGCCACACGTCCAACTGAATATTCAACTGTGTGGTGTTGGCGTTAACATAATCGCATGTCTGAATGAAATAATACCAACTACGGGGGGTATCGAAATCATAGTCGTTCGTAGCGATCAGATAATTGTATTGGCACGCTTGAGCAAACGGGATGGGCAACCGCACCGGCAACCCATATTTTGACATGGTGCAATTCGTAAATTCGATACCGTCCAGCCGGTTGAAATACTCTTGCTGAGCGTTTTTATCCCATTTGACAATATCCCTATAGCCCATGTCCCACGGAACATTGCAGAGCTTGAAACGTGTGTTTGGCGTCCATTTCGCGTAACTGAAATTGATGGGCAGATCGTTTGCGCTCATAAAGTCCTCCTAAAAATAATAGGTGCGAGAATTATCTTCTCGCACCTATTCTACTAGTCAACGTCCATTACTAGGCGGTGACGGTGACGGTGATCTGTGCCGTTCCCTGTGCTCCCGCAAATTTTGCAGTAACATTGGCTGCTCCTGCGCCGGTTCCGGACAATACACCGTTAGGGGTGATAGTCGCGTGCTGGTCTACCGACCACATGGCGAGATTGGTCACGTCCGCCGTGTTGCCGTCAGTCTTGGTGGCAATAGCCTTAAGTGCGATATGCCCGCCATTCTTAACCGTCTTTTCGCCTTGGATTTCAAGGGATTCAATGGCTCCGACCTTCCATCCGCCGAGCCATTCACCGACAACCGGCACGGACAGTGCGGCGGAAACCGTCTGGTCGATCTCGGGGTGGGCTGGGTTGATATAGGTTGCTTGAGCGGTAACCTTGAGGGTTTCGGCGGTTTCATCCAGTCCGCAACGCAAAATACCGTCATTGTCGATAGTCGTAAACTGGGAGGTTGCGCCCTCAAGCTCGTAGGTGATGCCGACCGGTTGGAAGGATGCTTCGGCTTTATTTGCGCTCGTAATTTCAGACTTCACCTGCACCAAGTCGCCACGGGACACGTTTTGGGGGGTAATGGAAGGTTGACCGTACTTCATAACGCGCAGGGTAAATTCCGGCTTCGAGGTGGTGGGCGTATCCGGCAATGTCACGGACTCGCTGGAACCTTCGCCCGTCCAAAACAGCACGGCATTGGCGAACGGATTAGGGGTAATCGAACCGCGATGCTTGTAGAAGATATTGCGGGTGCCGTCAATCGGATTCACGGGGGAAGTAGTAGTTTCCAACATCTCGTCCCAGCAGAAGAAGAAGTCTTCGGTGGTCAATACGGCCTGCACCTTACCGCCCCGTCCACCAATACCAAACATGTCTTCCGGGACCGGGATAATACGATATGGGACATTGACCTTATCGATGTTAAACGCGGCGGCGAGAGCTTCCACGTTCAACGCGGCGATAACCTGCGGGGTAGCGAACAGAATGGCTTCACTATCGCGCCACGGTGTCACCCAGCTCATGGCGTTATATCGCGGCATGGCCGACATTGGGGACGCCTTCAATTCGTTCGCCACCTGTTGAATAAGGCGCAGCAATCCCTTTGCGTCCACTTCCGTGGAATCCGCCTTGCCAACGTCGGGGGTATGGACTCGATAGAAGCCGCCCTTACGTGCATACTCCGCGAAACACTGAGTCTTCATCAAGTACATGTCATTCCTATCACTCAGGATAGGCGCGTTCATGATCTCGGAAATGTAGTCGCTCATGCCGGACTCGCCGTCAAAAGCGGTCAACAGCGCGTCTTCCGGAATAGTGACGGGATAATAATGGTCAAAAGTAAGCGGGTGGAATACCGACGCGGTTGGCAGTGAGTATCGGCCGTACACGTCATCGCCCAAGTATTCCTTGTTGAAATTGCGGGTGCGTGCCTTGACAAGGCCGACTGCGGCCTGCTCATAAGTGGAGCCGTAGCGCTTGAGTGTGCGTGGGGAGCCGATCAGCTTCAACGGGTCATCCCAATCAGCGTGCTGAATGTACAGGCCGATAAGACGCTGAATCAGCACGCCCGTAAACTCGTCGCGAAGATACGGAAAATTGCGCATAGTGTCTACCGCGTTGCGAATATTGCCCTGCGTTGCGCTCGGAATACGGGTCTGAAACTGGGGGCTGGTTGCGTTTCGGACTGCGTTGAAGATCTCAACATCACCCTTACCGGCCAATGGTCGAATATTGGACATTACTTATACCTTTCTTGTTTAGCTGAACAAATCTTCGATGGAATCGCCGTCGCCGTCGCCGTCGCCGTCGTTATCATTGTCGGATGGTGCGGGGTCATTGTAGCCGAGCGTGTCCATCATGGCCTTCAATGTAGCCAATTCCTTTTCGATGCTGTCAAGTCGCGCGGAAACGTCCGGTTCCTGCTTCGGTTCCGGTTCCGGTTCTTTCGGCTTGACCTCATCATCTACGGTCTGGGTCTGCCGTTCCTCTTCGGTTGGCGGTGGGGTAGTGTTTTCCTCGCCGTCATTATTCGGGTCTGCCATACAAAAGCTCCCTTCATATTGGTAATGTTTCCATCAAAATTATATCATGCGGCGGGAGAAAATAAATGACCCCGCAATCACGCGGGGTCGAAACTGTCTTATGTGAGCGCGAGTTGAAAATCGTAGGGCACTACCGCCACGATAGTGATTTTCACGGTCGGCGGCATTCTCAGCCGTGGCAGTCCGACCCGTGTTATTCCCAGTCGAAAATCGACGCTCAGGAAGACAATAGGCATTATAGCATGACCATTGTCCCGTAATCATCCATGACCTGCACCCCATGTCGAAAATCTTCGTAAGGTATGGGTTGTGAGAACATGTTTCCGGCCATGCATACGTCAACCTCCCCGTCTGCTCTCCATCCTTGATACCGGTTCATACCGAGAATAGTCAGTTTTTCGTATCGGGCGGCGATCTTCCACTTACCCAATTCAGTCGGGTGAATGTCACATGATTCCACCGGCCCCCAACCTGACAATATGCACCCGTCCGTATTGGCATATAGTAGCCGATCTGAGTTTGCACGGCAGACGGTCATAAGCTTTTTTCTCGCGTAAGCATTCACCCATACGGGCACGGGGAGAAAATCGGTTTTCAAATTCGATTCCTCACGTTGCGCAATATCCCAGTCGAGGGTAATGCCGTCTTTTGAGGTGGGGAGCATGACGGAACCTTTGGGCAGACTCGCCATTTTGCCCACGAGAGCGTTCATGATCAGTTTCGCCATTTGCCGTTTCTCGCCCGTCGCCTTCTGTTTTAACCCTCCCCATTCGTCCACGAACGAGCGGAAAAAGCCTTTGGAGCGGCGGAATTTCCACCCTCGCACATGCTTGTAGACGCTCACTTCATAATTCTCGTATAAAAGCTGTTGATCTATGTCAGTCAATACGCGGGTGATGTAGCCACGGGTGGAAGTGAGCCTATTAAGTCCGTAGACACTGCGATTGTCCAATAAAAAGGGGTATCCGTTTGGTTTGAGGTCCGCGCGAAACGTGAGTTCATCACAATGCAATGGCATGTTACTATCTTCTTCGTATTTTCCTTCGTATGGTTCGGGTTCACCCCACGGAAGCCATTCATCCCGTAGAATGCTCGGATACATGGAGTTGCAGTCAACGTCGATAGCCTTACCGTACATGCCTTCTTTTGCGATCATAAATCCGCCGACATAGGCGTCATGCAGTGACTTTTTAGTCTCTTCCTCAAGTTGGGGGAATTTGTCGTAATACCACTTCCACTCACCAGCCGCAAAAGCCTCCATGCTCGCGCCGCCTGCCGTGATCTTGCACAAGTTGCGATTATCGTACTCGCGCAGAATATTGAGTAGCTGGGCATCGGGCATGGTGAGACGGCAGTTTTCCCGCAAGAGATTGGAAATGTCGAAAAATCGTGCGGAATTGTTACGGTCGATACGCACCGTGAAGCTGAAAAATTTTCCCTTTTTGGACACTATGGCATCCCAGCTCAGGTTAGCGTTGTGTTCGTTGTGGGGCAATGCGTGTACGACGTGCGCTATAAAGGGGTCGAGCAAATCTGGATTAGTCACGTAGACGGTGAGTTTGCCGCCTGTCATGATGGACGCCAAAAGGCGATTAGGTTGGACAACATCACGCAATGCGGTTCCGCCCGTGAATCGTATGACGTTATCCGCACACCATAATCCCACCCTATTATCCTGCACTACCATAGTATAACTTCCCTTGATTGCCGACCGCTACTTTTCCAGTGCGCCCGCTTCCGCCAGCCACCGGTCGAACTGCCGCCGTGAGCGCTGATATCCCTCGCTGTTGTCCCGGAACACCGACGTGAGACCGTGGCGGACGGGGTCATATACCGTCCAATCGAACACGATACGGGGGGCGTCAGTCTGTTCGATGAACGCACGTTTTTGCGCGGCCGACAGTTGACGGAACCGTTTCAACCGTTTCGAGCCAAGCGTAGTGGCCAGTATCTTCTCGAACACTTCGTAACGTCCGCGACTCATATAGGACGGCCAATCATGATCGCCATACAAGTCTTCAGTCTGTTTGCCAGTTCTCGGCTTTTTAGACGGTTTACGTTTTTGCTCGGTACGCAGTCCCAATATTTCGGCCACATCATGCATCTGCTCACGCAATTCGTTTCGGTGTCCGCTCTCCAATTGGCTGCGCACGAACGCTTCATCGCTCAACACATTGGTCATTTGCAAAAAGTCCGTAAGCTTTGACGAGATGATCTGATTACGTCCGAAACCCTCGCCCGTACTGCCTTCAAGTTCTGCCACGCGCTGATCAAACACGCTTCGCTGGGGCATGGCTTGCGCCTTGTTCCATTCGTTGATCTTCCGTCGTGCCGCGTTGATTTTCCGTTGCTGTTGCCTTAAGAGTTTGCGCCGTTTTGCCACCGGTTCCGCGTCGATTTGCGCATTGGTGATGGGCGTGCGCTGGGCAAACATGTAATCTTTTTTCGTCGGCTTTTCCACGGCAGTAGCGTGATAAGGGGTTGCCTTCGCTTCCGCTATGGCCTGTTTCTTCTGCCGCTCCCATTCCCTGCCTAAGGTTTTGGCGATATTGACTAATTGCTGGTCTGCAGTTTTGGCGAGATTCGAGTGGGAGTAAGCGCCAAGCTGTTTGATGTTACGTGCGACACGGGCTTGCGCGGCCTGACGTGCCTTAATATGCTTCTGCTTACGGCTTCGGGACATAGTGCGCACCCTTTTAGATGGCGAGAGCACCCAAAGTGGGTGCTCTCTATGAACGAACGCTACTCAGTTATTATAGCAAGTTCACTTGGTTTCCTGACCGTCCACCGGCTCAATGCTGAAAAACTTGAAGCCACGACGAGAACGGCGTTCCACTACCTTGATAGCCAATGGCGCTTCCCAAGTGTTCGGGGTGCCGAAGATACCGAACATGGTGTTCAGTCCAGCGGCGAGAGTGGGGGAGGTGGCCGCGTACGCCTTGTTATCATCGGTCACGATGATGACACGCACGGTGTTGGAGATTTCGCCCGTCTGATCATCCGTGACCTGTACGGCCTGTGCGACTGCGTTCACCATGTTCAACGATTCGTTGAGGTGTTCGTCGAGCTTTTCGGCGTTCTGCAATGCCGAGTAGAGCTTGATCTTGCCTTCGCGGGTGGAAGTGTCGATAAAATGCTGGACGGTACCAAGTTCGGTGGATTCGGTATTGAATGCGACAAGTGCGGTGTTGGTGTTTTCCATGATATTTACCTTCCCTTATGGTTATTGTTTTTTGTTTTTAGGCTTATGCCTAAAATCTTTTATATCACATGCCGTCATTATTTTCAATTTCGGCGTGTCGTTTGTTTGTATGTTCGTTGGGGTTCCACTCTTGCGGTTCCTCAAAAGTCGCATACTTGTAAAAAGTTTCCTCATTCATGGAAACCTTTTGCGAAAAAATATTAATAGACCGTGGAATGAAATTAGGAAACAGTTTTTTCGCACGAATCGAATACGCACGAGCATCCTTCAAACGCCCGTCGATAACATGCTCGGCTTCCATAAAATCACCGTCAACAAGCTCCATGCCCTTAAGAACGGCATACACTCTTGTTCGGAAAATGTCAACCTTGGTTCTAGCCAATTTTTACCTCCCTTGCAGTAAGATTTTTTCTAATTCACTGTCATTATAGCGAGTCGTGTCGAGTCTGTCAAAATTTTTAAACACGGCAATAATCAGGTTTTGAGCTTGCGGATTATCGAAAACCGTACAACAGTCGTACGACGTAGCCCCCTTGACAGCACAGACCGCACACCATGCAATAAGGTTAGGCGGGTTCACCGTGCCGTCCAGATATTCCACGTCATACGTACGGGATAATGCGGCGGCGAGCCCATCGCCAATGCACATGCTCCCGCAAATCTGTGAGACAGTAATCACCGCTTGCGTAAACCATTCACTAGGCGCTTCCCGCCACAGTTCGCACAGCATATTGACCGCACGGCAACACGTCTCAAAATCACCATAACCCATATCATAGCGTCTGAGATTCAACTCACGGGCATGACCCCGAGTAGCCTTGACAATACGGGGCGACTCCATGATCGCATCATCAAACCGGCGCATGCGATAGATCGGCGTCCTATCATTGCCACGGTTAAACATAATAGCGCCTTTCCACCCGGAAATATGCGATATTCCTCGTATGCGAGGGCACCGCAGCCCACTTACGCACAAGCTCAGCGGCCTTATCGTATGACGTGGCACACCCCACTTCGATAGGAGGGTTATCGCCATGCCTCAAATACGCCAGTGCAACAAAAGTCTCATACATGATCAAAACTCCAAATCTCCCTCACCGGACTCGGCACCGAGCCACCACATGTCAAACCACAAGTCCGTACTCGGGTACCGTTTCGGCGGTGCGAAAGCGTCACCCCTACGTTTCGCTCCCACCCAAAACGCACGTAAGCGCCAATACGTGTCAGCATAAGGACAATTCCTACAAGTCCATGAATGGATCCAACCACGGAAATACATAATCAACCCCTATCCAAGAGAGGGGTATTGGCAATGTCGATAGCATCCAGCATCAAATCAACCACTTGTGAGCCGTCCCCAGCATCATACGCACACAAGGCCGACCCGCCACATACACCGCCACACGGTGTACAAAACTGGACGGCATACCTCAGCTCGTACCGTTCACCATGAGGACAAAACCACAATTCAACCCTTCCACCCACAAACGGGGAGTCAAACGTAGCGACTTTCATATCAGTCTTAACCATTTTCAGAAACCTTTCACCACAAAAACCAATACAATAGCCACAGCTACGACAAGCATAGCCAAAAAGCAGAACACGTCACAAGCAGTACGCGGCAACTCGCAAAACACTGTAACAGCCATTGTAAGGAACAACGCGGAAAGAATACAGACAGCAACAATCATGCCAATCATTATACCAACACCACCTTAACCATTCCAACCATAGTACTATCAAGGTCAAACGTGGCATTATCAATATCAACGCTCACATCCATGCCCTCATAGGCGGCACGAATATGAGACAGAACGCCGTCTAATGCGGCCTTAAGCGACGTTGCATGAAACATGCCACTAGGCTTCACACAGTCAGGCAAAATCTCAAACACCTGAAAAGTTTCATTAGTGATGATGAAATACCACATGTCAGTGCTCCTCCCCAAGTTCAACCAACT